AAGGAACTATTTTTTATAATTCAAGGTACCCGGAAAACTGTAGATGGATTTTACAACGCAACATTTGACTACGATAATTCCTATAGGGATATAGATAGTGTGTACATTAACTACGAAAACCTAAAGAAACTCGAACTCCAACTCGACGATTCGTACCCCATAGAGGGTGCTTCAGGTGAATATATAAACTTACGAGCCGTTCAAAGTGGAATTCATCATTCAAGAACACAACTGTTTAGAAGGTATTATTCGTATAGTTTTGCTTTGGAACCCGAGCGATGGTACCCTACAGGTCAGGTTAATTTTAGTTTAATTAAAGATCAGGATTTGAAACTAACTTTGAACGCGGAAGACGAGTGTAAAAGAGAACTTAGAGTTTTGGCACATAGTTATAACATACTCCGAGTGGAGAACGGTACTGCAATAACACTGTTTTAAAAATGAATCAACAAGAAAAAAATGCAACAATGCAACTATTAGAACAATTTCAACAAACTGCTATAGATGTAGTCCAACCTGTTATGGAACAGGCCATCGTATGTGCAGCCGAATACGCAAAGGCGTGTGGTCGTGATATCATACTCTCTAAAGACGTGGAATACGCGATGAAATATTGCGCAATGAACGAGGTTGGTAAAAAATCAGGGTCATATTTTCCAGAGATTTATGAGGAATCTGAAAGTGATGAGGATGAAGATGAATTGGAAATCGAAGACGAAGAAGATATAGAATTTGTAAGATATTCAGGTCGTGAATATAAGTATGTTAAAATGAACATGTCGTACGATAATTGGGATACATGGGTGCCGAAAAACCCGACAGAACAGATGTTAAAAAATGCTATAGATAGTAATGGATATCTCTGAAGAACCAGAAGGATGGATAGACTCAAGTGATAAATATTTTAAAGTGATAGGTGATAATAGTTCCTCATCGGGTGACGATACAGATTCCGAAACTGAAACCGAAACCGAATCTGAAACCGAATCTTCATCAGGGTGTAGTACGTCTTTTAATGAAGGAAGTGTCAAAATATTAAAAGGATACATGAAAAATACGAAAAAATATAAGAAAATTTTATTCGAGGAAGATTTTCTCCCAGAATAAAATGTATATTTATAGTATAAAAAATGTCTATCGCTAAAGAAACTATTACACTTGTAGCATCCGAACTCGAAACTCAATCTCTCAACGCCATCGTTGCTGGCTTCTCATTTGCTGCCGCCCTTTCGTGGATGGACTTGGTGAGATGGTTGGTTAACCAAGTCATCAAGGTCAATAAAAACGGTGGTATGAACTACACCCTCACTGCCTTGCTCACAACGCTTTTGTCTATCACTGTGTTTATCATCGTGTCTAGAGTGTCCAAAAAGGTCAGAAAGCCAGCGCAACCAGTCTTCGCGGTTACTCGATAATCTTATAACGTGGTTTTTTTATAATCATAAGTAAAAATAATCCAGTTGCAATTACCATCATTATTGGTATAAAAGAATCCCAACTATGTACATCCTCAAATTCCTTGGGGATTTCCATAGGTGTTGGTAAGGTCTCGTCTCGTCTATATTTAGGTATATTCACGAACTTATCAGTAGTACAAGTAACGGCAAGTTTTAGTATATGATTTGCATTTCTAAAATTATAAGGTATGAGACGATTATTACTACTATAGTAAAATTGTACACGTAAACTCGATATTGTTTTTTGCGCACCACTATCGAAATTATGCTCTACAGCATCATCTACACCGGAATAATTAATCACGTCTCCACACATTAGTATTCGTCCAGTATAAAAAGGTATATCTGAAAATATAGTTTTGTTAAATTCGTCCGATCCACTGCTCAGCTTTACAATAATACCATCCGCGCCTTGTAGATTAACACTCCCGGTCTCTAATGTATAAGGTGAAGTTTGAGTAGAATCCACATCACTTGCAGTTAAACCTAAAATATCATGTGGTGTGGTTTTACCAGTTACTAAAGTGTTACTGTACCCGTTCGTTCCAGTATAAAACTTAAACGTAAATGGGTTATTTGCCGTAAAAGTTATCGCATTTGTATCTTTATCAAACGTTGAACTTTGTATTTTGCTACTCGAGTTTGCTACAACGTTAGAAGCTAAATCTAGACCGTTATAGTTACCGTTGGGTATAGTTATCTCATAATCCGAACCACCTGAATTTAAAGTAAATGTGTTATTTCTTTCATTTATCAAATACTGACTATTATGTATACGCGCTGATATCAATGAGATCTTAGTAACGTCATAAATTGGTGATTTTAGAGAAACAACGTAGTCTGCCGGGTTTGGGTAAAATACAGGATCTCTTTCACTACTATCTATATCTAGAGTGTGTACCTTCATTAAAATATAGGAGCATTATTTTAATGAGTGTTTTACATTATTATTTATTATATTTGATTACGAAATGTTATGTGACAATGGGTTACCCATAAGTTGACGCTTTGCTATGTCTAAACCAGTAGAGGATGCATTTGGATTTTCCATTCCCTTGTATGCGTTGAATTGATGATAATCGTTATTTCTGTATTGTTGTGTCCATGCACCGTCTGCTGAGTTCACTCTACCATCTATACGCGAAGTATCCGAACGAACACTTGTTACCATGCCACCTTGATTGAGTGGATCAGCTCGGACATTCATACGACCCGCGCCGGGTGTACGACCCACTTTACCTCTTCTGTCTGTTGGCCTGAGTCCAAAATTAGTAAGTTCTTCAACTGTGTACTTATCACCGAACGTACGTTTTTCGCCTATTTTAGTAGATGGTGAATTCAAGTAACCGTGTGAGAATTTGTTAATACCTGGTGCTGGTGCATTGGAATATGCGTAAGCTTCAATATTACCATCCTTCTTGTTTCGAGTTGGTTCCGCTGCACGAGTTAACGCCGAAACGTTTCTCTTGGGTGCAGCTGTACTTAATGTATCCGTTCTAAGACCAGTTTCTGAACGATTTGTTGTACGTTTTGTTCTTTCCTGTTCGCCTCTTGGTACTCTACCCGACATTCCCTGGGCACGTCCAGGAACGGGTGGAAGTCTTCCAAAAAGAAACGATGTTTTCTCTGGTCTGTTATTACCAAGTTCACCCGCAACTCCTCGTCTACCACCTTTTCCATCAAAGGCTGGACCAGAACGCCCTGGTAAAGTTGTAAGTCTGTAAGCACCGACATTTTCTGGGTTAACTCTGAATAATTGTTGATGACCACCGACTGCTGGTACATTTGGATCAACTCCCAAACCTGGACCAACTTGTTGGTGTTCGATTGGTGAAAGATTATTCATTCTACCACCGTCGTACATCATACGATTCCTCATATCCAAAACTTCGCCACCGGACGAACGAGATTGTGGAGAAATATCTCCAAATGTTGACATCTCTTGTTTTGATGAATAACCAGGTTCGACTAATGGTGATGGTGCACCTAAATATGAATCATTGATTGATATATCTCTACTGTATAAATCATCAATTGGTGGTGGTAAAACTTCTTCCTGTCCCTGTATGGAATTTCCTTCAACTGTGTATTTTTCATCCGATTTGCTCAATTTACGACCAGCGTAAACGAGACCTGCTATAGCCAATATAGATATAGGGTCAGCCATTCTTACTTGTTATTAACATTTTTATTGATATATCTTTGCTGAAATAATCCATTTTGAAGTTCGGCTCGAGTGCTCGATGGTTCGTATGTTCTCGTTCTAAGGGGTATTTTACAAGCAACATTCTGGAGTGGGTGGAAATTTTTTTCGTATGTTTTTGCTAATATTTTATTAAATCGTGAAGTTGACTGTGGTCTAAGAGCATCACTCACTTCTATGTGTTGAGCTGGGGAACCTTTACCTGCCATGTATGGAGCAGTTCCGTACAACATTGTATTTGGTCTCGATGAACCATAATTTAAGGTACTGGGCTGAGGATATACAAAGACCTCTTCAGTTGCACAAACGGATGGAACCGCTTTATCGCTGACCATTTTCATTCCTGGTTGAAGTTGATACGCCATTTACTATTACAAAACATTTTGTTTATGAAAAATCGAGTATCTACTAATGATGAATATAATGTAAAATTAGGCAGAATGACCAACTGGTAATCCTGAACCTCTGTGCATACCACTTCTCTTATCCCCATTTGGATCTAATCCCGCAAACGCCTCGAGCTGAACACCTCTAGCATCTGGGTCACATAAGCGTGGATCTTGTCTACATGTTGTTTTTCCTTTTAATCCATGTATAAATTCATAATATGGATCGTTACCTAACGAAGAATTCGCGGTTGGTGTAAATTGTCTCGCTAAAGCATTTCTTTGGAAACGTGGTAATGTTGATCTCGAACGAGAAGGTCCATATTGTATACCATTTGTTATGTAAGAATCCGTATTTTTCTGAACGGTTGGTCCAAAACACGCACTTGGTCTATCTGGTCTGTCAGTATAATCAGTCATGAGTACATTAGCACATGGGTTATCCTGAGTAGGCATTTGACAAGCCGATCCGAATTTACCATGCGCTGACCTGGGTGGACCCTCTTTTATCATATCCGACTGTTCCATTATGTAAAGAACGCCCAAAGCTGTACCCCCTAAAACGAAAATACGTATGTCTCTATTAATAAGGTATATTATACACGTTGCATAAATGATAAATCTCGCTGTGGCATTAATTCTCTCTTCTGAAGAGAGAGACTTTGATGGCCAAAATTCTAATACTTTATCTGTACGAATGAGCTGTTTTGGGTCTTCGAACCAAGAAGTCATTTATATATATCAAGTTTATTTTTTACCACCTAACATGCCACCTAGCATACCCTGCATGGTTTTCATTAAAGCAGCTTCATCCAATTCACCATTTTCACCGGAACCCATTTTGTCTGCACATTCTTTAGCCACACTCTCTATCATTGATAGAGTGTCTTCTGGGATAGATTTTATAGTAGTCCCTAACATGTAAAGCGTTTGTACGTATTGCCAAATAGCATTTTTTGTATTATCTGAACAACCCGACCAATGTTTTTCGAGATTAACACCTTTCATGAAATCGAGATTCTTAGATTCTTTAATGAAAAATGTTTCGTCCTTAGACGAAATCTGATCTGCGTATGGTGTCACGCCGTTCATAAACCCATCAACAACCAGTCGTGGATTTGTTTCTTTCATCAAATCAAAAGCTGATAAACACTTTTTCAAACCTTTTTCTTCTGGAAACGTCTTATGAAGTTCCACAAGAAATTGCCCCATCATTTCGTTAAATGCTGAAACGGATGTCATTTTGTATATAATATATGTTAGATATCTTTAAGCTAGAAAATTAAAATGGTTCTGTACTTATACTCTCTTTCTTACCTAAACCATTAGATACGATAAAAAATACTAAAATAGCAACGAGTGCGGCTGGTTTTGTATACGCGCTAACCGCGAGTTTACCTTCGTTATTAAGTTTCGATTTGAAATGGATATATCCTGCTGTTATAAATCCAGCGATCAACCCTGCCCAAGCTGGATCTCTTAAATAATCTTCGAACTCCATTTACTTATACATGATGTTTTTTTGGCGGGATTCGGCTGCATCTGGAAAAAATACACCGTCATCATCCTGTGTGCGTTGCATAGGTTTTTGAGATTGTGGTGCAGTATTTATAGTTCTAAATTCGTTATTCATGAAAGAGCTGTTATTTCGTTCTTCCATCATCGGTTCTCCCCCCATTGGTTCTTCCATCATTGGTTCACTTCCCATTGGCTCTTCCATCATTGGTTCTCCCCCCATTGGTTCTTCCATCATTGGTTCTCCTTCCATTTGCTGTTCATTGTCAAATGGTTCTTCAGTTGTCTCTTCCATACCATTGTCCTCAATAATATCGGGATCTTCAGAGTCACCGATTTCTGCTTCACCCAAATCAAGGTCTTGTCCTTCTTGTTGTGACATATACGTTTGTAATATTTGTTGAACAGGTATAAGTTCTTTTACTGAATTTTCGACACACACTGAAAACCTTTCAAATAACTTGTCATTTCTCGCATGTTCATTTTGTGAATCGTGGTAAATATAAGGATCGTTGTAAAGAGATTCTGCGACTTTATTGTGACACATTTGAATAAATACTTCATTTGTTGGCAGTTTAAGGGAAATTTTTTTATTGTCTTTACTTAATCGAACGGCTGATAAAATTTTAACGCAACTTACAAATACGGCTGCCAATAAATCGTTAAACCATGCGCATCTATTCGCTATATTATCAGTGTGTTGTTTTGACATAGCGTCACTCCAATTAGGAACTTCTTTTAACAATTTTTGATACATTACTAAAACTTTTCTACCCTTTGATAATTTATAAGCCTCTTCGTACATTTCTTCAAATGTCTCTATCATAACTGGGCACATCAATAAACAGAGTTGACCTAGGTATTCACGTTTAGCTTCTACTAATATGTTGAGGTTGTCCATTTATGATAAAGTAGGTTTTTTTATAGGTCATTATTATCGCGCCGCCCTGTACTTATTCGCCGTCTTTTTCAAATTAACAAGTGTTGGAAAATCTTCGAAATCTTCTTCTGGTTTTTCTTCCGATTCTTTATTAAGTTTCCTAGGTCTCCACGATATACACAGTTCAAATTCTCCTATATGTTGAACATAAAACCCACTTATTCGAAACTGTCTAATTAAGTAATGCGTTGCTTTCGTCCTGTCAAAGTGTGGAAATCCCATTACAAACGATGGTATTTGTACAAATACGTATTTTTGACCCAATTCTACGGATTGTCGTATTTTTTTTGATATTTGTTCGTGTAATTTGACATATGTCTGCTTCCTCAACCTTTTACGTTTTTCGTCTAGACGAGATATTTCATTAATACTTATCATTACAATACCGTCAAATTATTATTTTTAAAATATTACCCATTTTGTATTTTTATTAATTGTATACAGGGTATAAAACCTAAATGACGTAAATTTTTTAGGGCTAATTTTTCTGTACCCCCTTAGAGCGATTTAAACGGCTTTTTGAAAATTTTTCGAACTCGGTTCTCATAAGGACCATACTTTTTTAAAAAAACATGACTTTCATGCACCCATTGTATTATAATCGAAAATATAGTGTTTAAATCCCTATAAGGGGGTACAGAAAAAATAGCCATAAAAAAATAGATATAAAATGTGTATATTTTCTCTATTATGTAGGTATATTTTATACACCTGGGGCAGTCACTATTCTATCCTTATCGAGACCTATTTCAGGTTTTATATTTTTAGTAGTATTGTACATCGACTGCGAATCTAAAATTTCTTTCTCGACAAGTAAGTTAGTATTACTTTTTAAGTATTCGATTTCACTTTGTCTTACGAGAGAGTAGTCAACAAATTCACTCGATGCTATACCATTTGCAAAAACACCTTCATCACGTGGTTTTTTAATATGTAAAGGTTGACTTCTCAGTGATAAAACGGCAACTTTTGGTTTATCACCTATATATTTTCGTTTATTTGTTTGAATTTGTGTATACTTTTTTATATCAATATTCAATCGGTTTTGTTCTATTTCATTTAAGAATTCCTTTTTTTTCATTCGACCGTCAATACTTTCCTTAAGTTCTTTCTCCAAATCTTTAGTAACTTCATCCGTATTATCAATCTCATATTTTGGACCCGTATTGATCACCCGTATGACGGACGAAACTATAAACCCAAAATCATAACCACTCTTACCGTATTTTACAACCATAAACATTGCTTTACATATTTTACTACCTATCTGAGGTATAGCTTTTGTATCAGGGAGCTTAATATCATCAGGTTTTAATGGTTTTGGTGCAAAAGCTTCATACATATCAGCAGAAATAGTTTCAATTATATATGTACAAAGACCAGTACGCTTAGAAACTTCTTCGTTTGTACGTAAAACCATTTCTTGCATGAGATCTTTTGTGATCTCAGCATCCTCCATTTTTTTATACATTGACATATCAACT